CACCGGCACCCCCCCACGACCACGCGTCGTACCCCCACCATGCCCTTGAATTCCCCCCCGCACCTCCACTGCCACCATTGCCACCATGCCCTTGAACGGTTAGTCCCTTCGCCCAGGCTGGGGGATGAATATTGTTGCTATCATTGACCTCATGTGTGATTCCTTTGGTAGTTGTACTTATATCTGTGCCGTTCAATAAATATCCGGAACTAGTTTTTAAGGTTCCCCCGTCCAATCGATCATTTGAGAAAGGGCCGTTATGCAGTGTACGAGATAGAGGTGTGTATTTTCCACCAAAATTGTCATTACCAGTATTAAATATGTTATTATTAAGTTCAACATTCTTAAACGTAAATTTCGGCATGTATGAGTGTATATACTAATTCACTAAAATAAATATAAACATTGAACTTTATATTTGTTATTACATCCTTACTATGGAAGATACATTTGAGATAGATAACATGGAATTAATGTATGTTAATGAGAATTCATTATCTAAAGAATTATGCGATGAAATGATACAATTATTTGAAAGATCGAATAACCGTTACACTGGCATCACTGCTAGTGGTGTAAATTCACAAATTAAAGATACAACTGATTTGGTAATATCAAGTAATCCGGAATGGTCGGAGATATCTAAGACATTGTATAGAGAATTACAACATAATATAAGCAAGTACGTAAATAAATATAACAATATGTTTGATGATTATACTATTTTTCATCAATATGAATTAGAAATTCCTTCAATGCAAATGCAAAAATACAACAAAAATGTTGGTAAATATGTGTATCATAACGATTTTAGATGTGATTTTAAAGACTCAATAGTTCGCCAAATAACATTTCTTTGGTATATAAATGACGTGGACGAAGGAGGGGAAACTGAGTTTTGGTCTAAATATAATATTAAACCAAAAACTGGTAAATTGGTATTATTTCCAGCACATTGGACGTATCCACATTCAGCAAAAAAACCAATTTCAAACGACAAATATGTGATAACGGGTTGGATATGGGAACGCCATGGATAGTTTTGCCAGTCACTCTAATCAACAACTAATGAAATCATCTTCAAATAACTTTCAAAATCCATATTGTTATCAATATAATTATCTGGATTTTCCAGTATAGTACTAAACCCTTCTAAATCGTATAGAGGTCGTTGTGGTGTAACCATACGATATTCGGGGCATTTGTTTGAAATGGCTGGACTTCGAATAAAGAAGAATCGATCTTTCAATGGATTTCCCCCCATGATAATCCAATCCACTTTCAAATTCAAATTTTCAAGTGGAGATTGTGAAAATAGCATAATTGGCAATTTCAATTCAGATGCTAATATCCACATGTCGAGTGTTGTTAAATAATAGTCTTCACTCGTAATCAAATCTTCCATTGTAAGTTTATTTTGAATCACCTTTTTTATCATTGATAATTTACCATTTTGTTTTCGCAAAATATCATATACCTTGGATTTATTACTTGACTCATATTGTTGATATAGTTTTATTAGTTTCTTTTTCAATTCACCAAGAGTGACTTCTTTATTGTAATGTTTTTGATATATCATTTGAATCAAATAGTAACTACATACATGAGAACATTGATATATAGTTTCATTTGAACCATTTGGAAATATCTGTTTCCACTTGCTTTGGCTATTTCCTATTACCCCCTCCAACTCTTCTTTAATACATTCACCAAGTGCCGATTTACCTGGCACAATAACATCCATATCATTTTGTTGTGAGATACTAATTTCAGATGAATATGTTTGTGTATTGGCTGGTTCTGAATTATCAAAATTCAAGTTGCGGATATACTCGTTTGTGTAAAACGCTTCTAGATTATCCCAATATTCATCCGTCAATATGGATTGTAACAATATTACTTCATCTGAATTTACTCTGTAATCTGTGGTACCTATATTCAGATATCGGTTCGGTTCCATCATAAACAATCGAACGCGTTTGTACCTAATCAGTTCATCTGCTATCCGTCCAAAATATAATTGTTCGTTATCCATTCCACTCAATAAATTTTGACTTGGTATTACCAAGTGATGATTATCATTCTTAACAATACAATATGGTTTATTTTCATTATATTCCGTACAGTCTGTAATGGATGTCGACCCCATTGCGTTTAATATTGATTCGTCCATATCATCAAATGATATTGTATTACGGACCAGGTATTTTATCAAAATTTCTATTTTTTTCAATTTGATTCGATATAAATAACGATTGTCATTTAAAATATCACTGATTTTTTCTTTCAATGTAAATTGTGCGGGGTCATTCAAAAGGATACGTATTGTATTTTTAAAAGATGAATAAAACTGTGTTTCCAGATGTATATTTTGAACGGTCGCAGTACGAGCAGTATCTTGCGAAGTAGTGGTTTGTATATTCTTGTCTGCTTCGTAATAACCATTATCTCGGTAACTAGTTGTCTTTATAAATGCGAGTCCATCATCTACGTCGTTTGTAATAGGTGGATTTATTCCGATAACTTGATTGGTTTCTGTTAATATACCAACAATTAGACCATCTTCTACAATTTTTAACAATGGTTTGCATAAAATTTGCTGATTGGTATTTTCACTAATTTGTGAAAGGATATCACGAGTAGCAGTGTATTCCGACCATTTAATATTATCCATATATACAACATTAATATTATGTAATACTGAAGACGGTAAGGTAGGCAAAAATAATGAATTGTTATTTGCATCACTTGGTTTGACAATAAGGCCAATAATTTTCCCCCTGTAATTAGCGACTTGTGAAACAATATTGTAGTGAAGTTTATTCAGTATATCGTATATCTCATTAGCAGAAATATTTTGCTTATATTTGTATTCTTTTGGCATACTTGGTAACGGCTTACAGTATTTATTCGAGGTGTTTTGTATTTTATTGATTACTTTTTGTAATTCGGGCAAATTTTCATTACCTGCGAAAGTAGAAATTCGAGTAATATCAGTGTTTGTATTGTCATATACAGAGACGATCGCGTAATAATTATCTTGTTCTACAAGAATCATAGTATTTTTGTTTTTATTGTATATTTCCGAATTTTGCGAATTTGTGGGACATATCATCTCTACATTATCTGTAATATCATTGTCGGAAATACTGAGTACCACCATATTTAACCCGCTCGGGAATAGTTTTGAATTAGGCGATGTAATGATATCCCATAGATATACATAATCAATCCAAGAATCGTCATCTCGTAAATATCGAATGAATGATTCAAACGCAGAAACGGTCGATTCGTAAAAATCCATTTGTGCGCGTATATTTGTATCCAGTGATTTGTAAAATTCACTATTTGTATGGGCGTTCAATACACTTTCTTCAATGCGGTATCGTTTTGGTTGGAATGTAGACACAAGTGATCCATTATGATACTTCAAAAACATATCTATTGTCAATGATTCGGCTATAATAGTTCTCATTTTTGATATTGTAGGAACCGGTATTTTACGAGAATGGTAATTATTTACATCCGCATATACAGTTGCTATACATCCAATAAAGGATTGATGATATTTATTTTCAACAGTATATAATAGATATGCTTTGTGTCCGGGTTTGATTTGTTGTTGATTTTCGGACGATATTATATTATTATAATTAACGTTCAAAAATAATTGTATTGATCTAGGTAAAAATACCCACCCTCCTTGGTTTTTATAAAAGGAAATTTTAGAAAAGTATTTAACAACATTTTTATTTTCGGTAACTGCTTTCTTACCTATCACTTTCTTTTTTTTATCTACTTTGCTTTCATCGCGTTTAGTCCCGTCGATTACTCCCTTCCAATTGGGGTCTTCGGGTTCATCAACATCATCTGTACTAATCCCCCATGTATCTCGTCGTGTTTTAAGTTGATTCGCACTCCAATCTTTACTAAAACAACACGGTACACCATGGGTGGGGTGAGTTTGATCGGGTAAAAATCCAGGTGTATGATGAATGTATTCTCCTTTTGCATTTACATGGAATCGTTCTTCAGTAAATTCGTGTGTATTTCCCGAACATTCTCCCGAATCTATTTGTGATTTTGTCATAGGTTTATTAGTTGTTAAACACCAATACCTAGGACATACAAACCAATGTTTATCCTCTGTATCCATACCATATCGAAGTGCGTATCCATACGCATCTCTATTTTCTTGATCTATTTCTGTTTTCTCTTTATCTGTAAGTATAATAGGTTGTCTAGACAAATTTGCGGGACACGCGCGAGTGTAAACTTTATAGTCACCTTCTTTTTTTGTCAATATAAGACCGGGTTCAAGTGTTTCCAACTTATCTAACATATATTTTCCAATATCCAAATCTTTAACTTCTGTTTTTTTAACCTTTGATCTATTGGCACCTCCCATTGTAATATCTTGGTTTACTTCATCGTCCGAATTATCACTTTCGTCATCCTCATCTGAATCATTACCCTCATCATCATCGAAAAAAATTCCATCATCATCTGAATCAGAATCGTCATCGTCAGCGTCCGCATCCTCACGTAATAAAATATCATCTTGAGAAATTGGACTAATTGACTTGGTTGACGGTCGGATTACATTTTCGATTGTTAGTTCAGATACATTACTATTTTTCCCCGAACATAATTGTTTGACATTTGTATTAGAAACACCTTCAATTCCAATCTTCTGTGAAACTCGTAAAAAACTATCGAAATACAGTTTGAGTAATTCAATATAGGGCACATTCGTAATATGAGAGACTTCGATATGTAAGACATTACCGTTTTTGATTTTTCCAATATCTACTGTAAACCCTGGATTTTCAACAATATCAATATTTTTATTCACATATTGACCGTTTATTCTTGTAAACTGATTAAAGTATCCTGCGAGTTCAAGTAATGCCTGTTGTTCGGTTAAATTATAATTAGTTATTAATGCTTTAATAACATCCCCTTCACTGTTTGTTCGTTTAAATATATCGGTAATCATAATATGAATGGCGTTCATTTGGTTGTAACTATTTACGCGTTTAAAATTCATCACTAATTTATTTTTATCGACCGATTGAATTTCAAACATACTAGTTAAACAAGGAGAAACGTCCTTGAAGTTGATATCATTTTTCAGAGGAGACCATACCTTATAGATGATATTCTGAATCTCTACACTCGAATGGGTTAACCCATTAAACGATTGTAATTTATATCCTATATGATGAAGGTTTTCATTTAACGATTCAATGGTTGTATTGATAATGTTGCTTAATAATAATTCTAGGGCACCAACGTTAGGTAACGAGAACTTGGCAATGCTCCTCGGAATTTCTAACTCTTTTAATGTTAAATCACACAAAATATCGATATTACCATTCTGATTAATACTTATAATAATATCAAATAGTTGGTCTTGAATACTTTCTTGTATAATAAGTGAAATTTGATTTGTTTTTCCAATCGTTTTGGAATATTTCATAATATGTTCTTTTGAAAGAAATGGGATTTGTTGACCGGTTTTAGTAACCTGTTTGGAATATGCCCTATATATTTTTTCAAATCTTACTCCCGGATTATATTTAATGAATTGAATGATTGGGGTAGCATGTAGTGTTTTAAATATAACATCTAGTGGCAACTTTACACTTGATGCCGGATGGATTGTAAATTCAATCAATTGAATGCCGTTTTGTGAGTATTCAATATCTTCTCGTTTTCCATTATTATATATTTGATAAATAGTGCGTAAATTCTCCTCGGTTTTCAAAAATGATTTGTCGAATAATTTTTCGTTTTCAACGAGTAAGTTTTGTTTTTTAGTAACCAAATCATTCCCAGTCGAAACGCCTTCTTTTTCAAGAAGAGGAAAATACAATCCAATAACATATTCATCACTTAATCCTATAGTTTGTGAATATTTTAAAACGTCGGCTGTAGTGGTTACGTATAGAGTGTTATTGATTAAATTGCCATATGATAATAGTACATTGTTCTCGAATGATATTAATGGATTGTCGTTGGTATGGTGAAACGGATTATTTTCTGCATTGATAATATTATACGGATTTGCTTGGAATAGCAACTCGGGTTTATTATTTGTAAACCGAGGTCCAATCGGAATCCATTGCTCTTGTTTACCTTCAATCGATGGTATGTATTTTACTAAATCTTGATATGAATATGACTCTTGTATAGGTATGTTATTAATAATGTTGACATCGCGTATACCTAAATTTTGTAATAATTGTCCGAGAATAACAGAATCCATAGATATTTGATTGTCATGAGTGAGTACATTATAAATATGGAATAATGATAAATCGCTACGTACCTTTGAAAAAAGGTATAATTCGGGATAAGATACAATATTTGTACCGATTTCCGAAACAATTTTCTTTTTTATAGACCGAATTGTATCATCTTTATAGATTTGATGTGAAGAAAATACAACATCTACATTATTCAGTTCTATATCTGCGATTTCATCTTCACTAAACATTTCAGACAATTGATACGGATCATTATTACCGGAAAATAGTATGATTTTATTTTCAGACTTACTCGAATCTAAATAATGTATTTTAAATAATTGGTCTAATGGAAGTTTCATGTTGCTTGTAGGTGACCCGCCCGTGGTTTTCATTTATATACTAGAGGGGTATAATTTATGATATGGTTTGACGTTGAATCAAATCATATCTGTCTCAATGATTACATAGTAAAGTATTATGTATTGTTACCTAAAATGAACTGTTTGGACGATTATTATGCTTCATAAGTTCGTCATTTGACATTTCGCGACTTGCCATACCACCGCGAACCCATCCATCAAGTGCTGCTTCTTCCACTGTATGAGATGCGTCATTTACGCGTTCCTCCATTTTTGCGTCGGTTGGATATAGTTGATATTGTGAAAATGATTTGTCCATGATAGTAGATACACTTTTTTTACCGGCAACTACTTCTCCGTGTTGAAGTTGCGATTCCATTGCTGGGTCACAACTACCACGTCCTAAATAAGGTACAGTTGCGAATGGGCGTTGAAACAATTGTAATTTTTCTAGGGGTTGTGTTTGTTCGGTCTTATAAAAAAGGTTTGATTCATTGTCAACTGAACTTCCACTAACACCATTTCCATGAGAAATACCACTAAACATCATAGTTGGTTGTTCTACAGCAAATTTTACGTGGTCTGTTGAAGAATTTTCACTAAAATAATTTGCTAAATTGCGATTAGCAAATCTTGTATTCTGAATGCTATTTTGGGTATTGTCGGCGTTATCTGAACCAATACGGTCAGTCTTGTTGAAATAATAAGGACTAACGGATGACATCTATTTATATTATAGATAGAGAATGAATTTCTATATAACCGGAATATATGGAAATTAGAGATGAATTAATAATTGGTATGTCTTGACATATTTCGCGCACATGCAAAGTTATTGCCTTCTTTACATGAAGTCATACTTCCGTAACAAAATTCACTAAATGCCTGTTGATCGTTAGGTATAGTCGTACTTGGGTTTGAATTAAATGGACGTAACGATTGTTCGAATGTATATTGATCTCCTAAATCTTTGAATAGTTTATCCGCAATATCCGGTTGGTCGGGGTTTGCTTCTATAACAAATTCTTTCGCATTATTTAATATTGTGTTACCCACTTCTTTGTTAAAGGATGCGGGAGCAGGTTTTTTGTTTGGATTGTAATCATAATCGCTCATTAATACATTGCCAAACGGATTACTGGGTTCGGGTTGAGAGAACAAATCTGTTGGGATTTCTTCACCTGATTGTGTTAAATAATCCATGGCTGGATTTCCAAAACCTTCTTTGATTTCTTGTACGACCTTCTTCGACACAATCTTTTTTTTCTCTTTTTCGTGGTAATAATGTAAAATGTAAATGGAACCGATAGTAATTACACCAATAATTAAATGACGAATGCTTTTGAAAATAAACAGATTAATTAACGACAGTAGAATAACCGTACGTGTTACCGAGTTCAGTTTTTGTTCGTATGTCATATTTTCAGTTGGAAAAAATTCGGTTAAAAACTTTGGCGAAAATAGAACATTTGGGTCTTTTCCCCAAAACATAATAGATGGCGAATCGTGGGTTTCATTATCTACAACGTCATCTTTTATTTCTGTAGGAGTTAAAATATCACTCATTACTTATCTTAATCTATATATAAATTCACATATATTTCCGCCTTGCAACATGATATATTCAAAATCACTAAATATATCAGATTCATTCGAGTTTCTTTTTGATACACGTATCGTCAATTTGGAACGTTTCTTCCTTTTTATGGTTAGGTACAATTTTTAAAATACACTTTGATTTCTCACCATAAAGTGGTTCAGTGCACCCATTTTCTGATTTTTTTCTAGTTTTAGTCGTACATATCTTTGTCACTGGAATAGTACATCTCGCACGAAAGTGCTCGTAACGTTCCCTTACTTCGTCATACGATAGTCCTGAACGTTTTCCTAACATAGAATTAATTAATTCATGTAGTTCATATACATACTTTGAAAATGTTTCTCTTGACTCCATGTGTTTCATTACCAATGGCAATTTTTTAAAGTTATCTACCAAATTTGCCCTACATTTACCACAAGGCAATATATGTTTTAAGTCCAATATGTATTTTCTATAATGTTCTTTGTCTGATTTAGACGGTGAGATTGGATAATTGAAACTTATTGTATGGAGTGAGTGCCAAAGACTTGGTCCCCAAACACTGGTTAACATACCATCCCCGCTATTATAATCATTTAGAGAATATACGTTTTTATTTTTAATTGTTTTATTCTTTCCCATTTACTTATAGAACGCAGATAAAAGATTATTCACTAAATAATTGTATTCCGTTTACTTATTCGTTTTACAAAGACAAAAAATATAAACGATATATATATATTATGCCTGGTCTAACTGAAACTGTTGGTAAAATACTCGGTCCTTACTATAAATATATTATAGGACTAACCGCACTCATTATATTCGGGTATGCGGCTAACTATGGATATAGGGTATATTACTTAAACAAAAAAGCAAATAAATTCGCAAATGTACCTAACGCAAACCGACGTTTTAAAGAAGTAAGTATTATGTTCTTTCATGTAGATTGGTGCCCGCACTGTAAAAGCGCATTACCCGACTGGAACAATTTTAAGAAACAATATAACAACAAAGAAATGAACGGATATGTAATTAAATGTAGCGATATTGACTGTACCAAAGAAACTAGTGAAGTACAATCTATGATGACCAAATATAATATTGAGTCCTATCCTACAGTGAAAATGTTGAAGGACAATAAAACGATTGAATTCGAATCTAAAATTACATTATTTTCACTTGAAAGTTTCGTCGAGTCGATGGTTAACTAATTTGAAAAATATCTAACACTATGTCGTATCAGTTGATGTGAATGTTGCCGTAATTACATCAACTCCCTCTTGTATTAATTGTATTCGATTATCAATCTCGGTTGTTGTAGAAATGACATCATAAATAGACATACGAATAGACTTTATTCTAAATTCGTTTTTAATACGATGTTCTCTTACTGAAAGAAAAGCACTAATTAATTTCTTCATTATTAGTAGTCCATAATCTAGAAGAGAACATGATTCATTAAATACATCTTCATCATGTGCGTTCATATCATTGCATAATCCAATTATTTCGTCACTGTTAGCACCATTTTCAATACATTTATCCAATGGATAATTCAATAGCATGGCACCGTCGCAATAGCATTTGGAATTTTTTATAAATGGTGAAAAAATAATAGGTATCGCAGATGACGCATAAACCGCATCCATCAGTCTCCAGTCAGGATGTGTCTTATATGATATATCTACTACCTCAAACCGCATGACATCGGTCGTGAATATATGAATCTCCTTTTTGGTAATATCGTAAAAATCCTGCATAGTTATATCAATCGATATATCTTTTCCACTGAATAATGGAACAAATGTATCTTCTATTGTTTTCATTCCAAAAATACCACGTTGTTGAAGTGAATCAATGATAGAATATAAGTTGAATTTAAATACATTATTCCATGGCCGTTTAATTAAATAGTCATCAAGGGTATCCCAATCATAATCTAATGCCAATATTACTGCGATTATTGATCCAACAGATGTGCCATAAATAGTTTCTATATCCTCAAGTTTCCATAGTTTACGATTATGACATTCTCTTAACATTCCATAAAATGAAAATCCGGTTACCCCACCACCCGAACAAACTATATGTCGAATCACTGAACTCGACGCAGACATATTAGTAGTTATACGTAACAATTATCTATATAATTTCTGCATATTTGTATATTATACAAATATGTCGATATTTATTCAAACGGATGAAGACGACCAGTTACAAAAAATGAATATAGACGAATTATTTGAAAAAAAACAACAACGCGATTTGAAGGAACGAGGTATTTATAACAAAATACTGAATCGAGTTCATACTCGTATCAAATTCACGTCTAGAAGTAAACGTAATGAAACTCATATTTGGTTTCAGGTACCGGAATATATTTTTGGAGAACCTGTCTATAAACAAGGAGATTGTGTAGGGTATTTAGTAGCAAAACTAGAGGACAACGGATTTCATGTACGATATATTCATCCAGGGACATTATTTGTAACATGGAAAAATTGGATACCTTCGTATGTCCGCAGTGAACTTAAGAAAAAAACTGGAGTCATTATTGATGAAAAAGGTAATATTATCAATAATGATGATGGTAACGAAGACGACGATTTAGACAGCAATTTATTTAATAATAAACCAAATAATTTACAAAAACAACAGCGTGAATACACTGACCCAAGTGAATACAAACCAACGGGTAATTTAGTATACCGTCCTGAAATGTTCGAAAAATTAGAGAAGAAAGTTACATTTTCATAAGAATCTTACGCGTTTGGTCTTCTTACCCTTCTTTCGCGATTTACGTCGTTTTCGTATTGTCTTTTTAGGCTTTTTGGACTTTTTACTTTTTCCGCCACCCACGATTGTGTCGTTTTCTTCTGTTCTTTTCATTCCTTCGGTTCCCTTCATTTCATTTATTCCTTCGGTTCCCTTCATTTCATTTATTCCTTCGGTTCCCTTCATTTCATTTATTCCTTCGGTTCCCTTCATTTCATTTATTCCTTCGGTTCCCTTCATTTCATTTATTTGTTCTTGCAATTTGGCGTTTTCATCTTGTAATTCTTCTAGTTTTTGATATGGATCATACATGTCACTATTCTTGTTATTATTACTATCCTTACTATTAAATTTACCTACTACTTTTTTCATAATTGCGTTGTATACTTCATGAAATTTGTCAACTAACACTTCCTCTTGAGTGCTATCGTTTAACAATTTTGTTTGTAACACTTCAACAAAGTCAAATGAAAATTTATCAGAATATATTTTTTCAATCAGAGTTTTCTGTGCTACATCTTTAATATGGTCTACAATATTTTTCTCCTTCTCCATTATTTTCTCTTTAAGACCATCAACTAATTGCTGTGTTAATGTCTTAACGTCATCTTGATCGTTGATTGGTTCCTCCGATTTTGGTTCCGGGGGTGGATCTTGGTACGCGTCATCTAATTTATTATGTACTTCTGAAGTTGATTGTCCCATTTGAGCCCGACGTTTCTTCGGGTCATTATCGAACATTTGGGAGAAATTGGGATTAGATAAATTTCCCACGTACTCGGTATTATTTATCGTCCCATTGGGATTAGATGCATTTCTCGCGTTCTCGGTATTATTTTCCGTCCCCTTGGCATCATCTTCAACTTCATTTTCCGTCCCCTTGGCATCATCTTCAACTTCATTTTCCGTCCCCTTGGCATCATCTTCAACTTCATTTTCCGTCCCCTTGGTATCACCTTCAACTTCATTTTCCGTCCCATTGAGATAGGGAGAAGTTCCTTTCATATGTGTCGCCGTGGTTGCTAGAGGGTTCATACCAAGTTCTCTACCGGTAATAATTTTTGATCCAGTAATAGTTTTTGATAGACTATTTTCATTGTCATCGTTTCCTCCCACTATCGGATCCGTTTTATTGTCCGACGATTCTCGTTCGAGCCATTTTTCTTTTGATTGATCTATTATTGTATTGAAAGAACTAACCAACTTTTTTAAAAACGGTTTTTGAATCGTCTTCTCATTTAACAATTTCTTTTGCAATACCTCAAGAAATTTAAATGAAAAATCATTTGTTTTTAAATATTCTCGTAGGTCGGTTATTATTGATTTTGTAATCTCATGGATCATCCCATCCTTTCCGCCAATTTGCTTTGTAATTTCACTACATGTATGAGTTAAAATTTCTTCTGCTAATTGTGTTGTCTTTTCCGCAACTTCTTTTTCAGCCGCTTCTTTTAAAAACCCATCTTTCGCTTCGTTTACCATGTCTTTAGCCGCCGAGAACAGGTCTTCAGTTGCCTTTTTTGGGTCGGGAACACTCATATTATATAATTATAATATACCTATATAAAATTGAAATTAAAATAACAAATAACGGATAAAATATAAGTGCGTACAAATATTCAGTAATAAATATCAAGAAAAATTAATGTCAGACGATAATTATCCACAAACAAGTACTGGAAACGATGTCTATTTAGCAACTCGAAAAAAGACTCAAAAAAAAAAGGTAATGCGAACAAATGATGACAAATCTAAATTATGGAGCATTTATGATAACGATAAACTATCTGCTTCTGTAGAAGGTTCTCAAAACGAGAGTAAACCGTCATTTGAATGTGTTTATGCTAAAGACGCAGAAACGTGTAATATATGTAAATCCCCACTGATGATTATGGAAGACGGGTTTCCTACATGTACGGGTACGTCGTGTGGTGTAATGTATAAAGACACCCTCGATTATTCTCCTGAATGGAGATTTTATGGTGCCGAAGATAAAAATGCAAAGGACCCTACACGATGTGGAAATCCAATTAATCCATTGTTGGTTGAATCGTCCTTTGGATGCAAGGTTATATGTAATAATAACTCGTCATATGAAATGAAAAAGATTCGTAAATGGACGGAATGGCAATCAATGCCACATCGTGAGAAATCTCTATACGAAGAATTTCAATTCATTACAATTATGGCTCAAAATGCGGGGGTTCCGCGAATATTTATCGATTATGCAATGATTGTATACAAAGACATATCCGCTCAAAAAATGTTTCGTGGAATGAACCGTGACGGTATAAAGGCCGCATCTATTTATATATCGTGTCGTCTTAATGATTGTCCTAGAACAGCACATGAAATTGCCGAAATTTTCAAATTAGATAAGACTAGTGCGACAACCGGATGTTCTATGGCAGTGAATATATTACACAACATAGAACGAAATATAGACCCTTCGCGTCAAACTGAATTGTGTGCTACATTGCCAAGTTCGTTTATTGAGCGGTATTGTAGTAAATTAAATATTAACGCCGAACTAACAATGTTAGCGAAATTCGTTGCTATTAAAATAGAAAAGAATAACATAATAACAGATAACATTCCTCATGCTATCTCTGCAGGAATAATATACTTTGTTTCACAACACTGTGCGTTAAATATTTCAAAGCCGGAAATAAAAGCGGTTTCAGGAGTGAGTGAAGTAACCATTAACAAATGTTTTAAAAAATTGGATATTATCCATGATAAATTATTACCCAAGGCAATATTAGCAAAATACGCATAAAATCTATTCACATAAATATATAACATGTTTATGTCAATAATTTCAGATATACGTAACAGTTTTTTTACATTTGAACCAAATACAAATCCATTCATTATATTATGTCTGCTAATATCCGGCAATTATTTAGGTGAATTGTTTCCTTGTAAAGTACAACAATTCTTTTCAAAGAGTATGGTTGTAAAACATATACTCGGATGGTTATCTCTCATGTTTTTTGTTGTGTTAACATTACCCGACTTGTATACATCGGATAACTTTATCTATGTATCAATATCATTATATGGATTTTTCGTACTTTTATCGAAATTAAATCATATAATATGGTTTACCGTATTCGGTATATTTGCGGTCAGTTATATTTTACATATTTATGTAGATCAAATCGAGAATGAGAATCAAATAACTAAAAATAGAATAGGAGACAATACCGTTAATCCAAAAGATACTGGTAAAATACCTACCCAAGATATTGCGGATACAATTGAAAAAGTAAAGAATATTCAGCGATATTTGTTTACGTCGATTATTCCGATCAGTATCTTTGGATTTATCATATATTTAGGTGAAAAAAAGATTGAATATAAAGAAAATTTTACATATTTCACATTTTTATTCGGTAAGCCCAAATGTATTAATAAAAATCCCGAAAACCTAACTGTTTTTAAACGATTGAGATATGCGTTCAAATAATTACTCTTCGCCATTATACAATAGTCTAATAGCAAGACCTACCTCGTCATTAGTTTCCCATATTCCCGATATTTTAATAATCAGATGATTTATCTTGAAATTCGGATTTGTATTTGAATACAATCGAATATTGCCGGAGTATAATTTTTTCGATATAATATCAACCGACTTTTTATGAATATTATTAACATGTTTATAATATTCTAATATTTCCATTTCGATTTTTGATATCTGTTTGATATAATTAAGATTTGCCTTATCGTAAGGAGGATACGTATTATATATAAATTTTGTGTCACATGTATGTGTCAAATTATTTACTGGAAAAAATAAATATATGCCATTCATAATGAATGTATCAGTTGCATAGGTGAATTTTGAAAAGTTGCCATCGACTATTGTATTTTCTTTTTTTCGTAATAAATTGATATTTTCTATATTAAATGTAGTGGGAAGGAGTATGAGGTTCATCTAGTTACATAATATATCCTCGTCTATTTATACCCTTATTTTTGATTCTGAATTAGACGGTCCAACTTTTTATTCATTGATTTACCATCAGAACCTTTAGTTTGTATATCAACCTTTGTTTCACCGTTTAACTTATTGAATTTATTTAGTCTAACAAGTCGTTCTTTCCTACGTTTCTCATATGCCTGCCACCAAGACATACACCTTCCATTTGTATTACGACCATAGCAACACCTACACTTCCCACGTCGATCTTCACCACAGCGACACTGACTACGCCTCCGTCCCCACCATCCTTCTATAATATAATCGTCAGCATATTTAGTATTAAACGCATCTAATAAAAATATAAATATGCTTATCGCAAACAGTATTAATAGTGTATATAAAATTATTTTCGTTAAAATATTATTCAACCTCAACATATATTATAATATACTATTATATATTATAATAATGTCATCCCGATTAAACATGAACCCTATCCCCATAATCCCATGGAAAGGACAAACATTTAATCAAATAGTAAGTCATATTAAAAAAAATGGGAACGTCCATTCAAATGAATTAGGAAACATGATATTTTCATCACTTCCATTAAAAACATATCGTCGCGAACTTGCTTCTTCTGCTTGTTCGAGTTCTCGTAATACAACTACTATTGATGAAATTAATCGTCCAGGTGGAACTGTCGTTAAACATTCATCGTCTCAAGTAAATAGTTTAGTTAATGTACTCGACTTTAATCTAACTGTAAATTCAAGTGAAAACATAGCACAATGTAACGCTGAGTGTGTAGTCGGTACACCTGAAACAAACGCAAGACGTCGTGTTCGCAGTAGTGGAATGATAAAGAAACAGTTTGATTTATCCAATGACAAACCTAAATATTATACCGATAATCGTCAGTATTTAAAGGGTCGTAATTTAACATTCGAACAGAATAATTTTCATTATATCCGAACTGGTGATAATAGTGCTACTCCAGGAACAACCCAATCAATCGCGAACACCTATACGACAAACAATGCGACGGATTGTAAACGATACTATGTTTCTGAAAATATGTCATTTTCTTACCAATGGGTCGCCGAAAATCCATTTTTCGCGGATACTGGGTCTGAACCAGTAAACACCGAAGTACCCGGACAATATGGTAATTTCACAGTTACATTAGAAAAAGGATTTTACGATACCTCCGACATAAATAACGTTTTACACGCACAAATGATTAAAAACGAACATTTCTTTGTAGATAACCGAACAAAGGCAAAACGTTTTTTCATTAATTTTGTATTCAACTCTACTACCAGTTTAATTGAACTTCAGATTGAACCAATTTCTGAAACAATTCTATCAAATCTAGGGCTTTCAAAACCCATTATACAAATATCTAGTACTCCTGGAACACGCGATGTTGTATGGACGGTGCCTACATCTACTCAAATGCCTATGGTAAACATACTAGAAACTCCGTTTCGACAAGTTATTGGATTCTCATCGGGTCAATATCCACCTATAAATACTGAAAGTCAATACATCGTATCGTCAACGAGCATTCCTGCTATTAGACCTAGATTTAATCAAGTATTTTATAAACCAAATAACCCACAATTCGCGCAACAGGGAGCAGTCACATCGAGTTCACGTATCGCTAGATTGCGGTATAATGCAATTACCAATTCGGCGTCTACATATAGGAATGCGTATGGTAAACATGTTGCAAACGCACTAGCATACGGTGTTCCTGAAAATGGTTATACAGTAAAAGATAAGATTGGATACCCTCTTCCAAATACACCTAAATTCACATCTACCGGCGAGCAACGTAATTGTAAAAACGTGTCTATTTCCGGTTAAATTACTTCATACATAACTTACAAAACATAAGTTATGTATAATCGGACCCCATATACTTATAAATCCTTGCTTAATGGAACGCCGTATTTATTACACCAATGAATGCATTTTGAAATATTGACTTTTAATAGTCCTTCTATTTTTTCCTGTTTATATTTATTCTCAATAAGTGATATCGTATAATGAATATTTTCGAGTTGTTGCTGTCCGAATATAGCGTTATATTCTTCCATTTTAACTATAAATTGATAGGACAATGGTCTAGTTAAAAAACGGCTGACCGTGTGTTTATTCTCATTTACCGTCATTTTTCTAAACGTACTGTATAACCGATCATAAAAAGTATCACTATTTGAAAATAAAAAGTTTTTACATACTATATATTTTTCAGAATTCGCATATCGACTTGTATATGGCTTTACTATGTAAACTGACTCATAAAATGACGATAATATATACAACAAATCCAATGTATGATTCATGAAACTATCGAATATTTTCAGTACGAATTTTCCTCCTTTTTTCTGCATAATAAGTGCGTAAAATGCTTGTGCCATCAACAGATCTGCTATATGTAACTCTTGACTGTTAAAATCAACCGAGAAATCAAATCCACCATCTCCGGTTATAAAATCCATTGATGAACCATATTTATTTTTACAATATACGAAATTTTCTAGTTTCAATATGTTTCCGGTTCGATCTATACCGGATTCAATCTTGACATTTTTATGTTGTTTTAAAAATGATTCACTTTTCTTCCATGCAGGAATATTTGGATCAATATCATTCAATATTGTCATTCCTGTGTAAACATCGTGACTACATTTTCGAGTATTCACAATTGCTTCAATAAATCCACCAGGTCCTTCGGCTATGTGAAATGTATTTATTGGTTTTGATTCAAATTTTAAATTAAAAATATTTATCATTTCGATCATTTTAAAATATGACCTTGAAAGAGGACTATATTTAGAAACGCATTTTCGACGATTTGGAATAGGAGTATGTATATATTCATACGGGTTTGTATATTTCTTATGAATATCCCACTCGTGTTCTATTTTATCCAACCTTTCTTTTATCTCATATAAATATGTTGCGAGCGAATTAGAAATGCAAATTTCGGGGGGGTCGTCATTTGTTATATAATCTATATGTTTATATGTTAGTGAATTCGTACGTGGTAGTTGATAATATGACATAATAATTTAACAAGTATAGTTAGTATATCAAGAAGGGTATTTCTATATTGTTTGCCAATTCCAAAAGTTATTTCACCGGAACTTTCTGAATTATAATTTTATCTTTTTTTAGTTTTTTTGCGGTTATCTTTGGTTTTGATTTTTTCACAGAGGGTCCATCCTCATTTTCATTATCAGTATTTAAAATAGTATCTACAATATTACTGGTTTCTTCTTCTTTCCGGAGAATAATATCTGACATCTTTTTAACATCTAAACTTCGTACCTTTTTAAAGATAAAATAACGATTCATAAATGAGATTTGTCTTTCTTCAGGAGACATATATATAGCCCGACCATAGTCTACTTTACGAAATGGCTGTTGTTTCAATTCTACTTCCATTGAGGAGTACAACTCTGAAAATAATCCGGATCCGTCGGGTAAATTCATCGTCAGGGCTTCTTCCTTATTTACCAACACAAATCCATAATCTTCCATAATTCGAATTAAATAATCGAAATTTACCAAATATTCTCGAAATACCTTATTAATACTTTCTTGATATACATTTATTCCGTAACCTAGACTCATTTCTTCACTTGGAAATCCGGTTTGGTCGTATTCCTTTGTGATTTCATATATTTTACGGTCATTCTTGAATATAGTAAATCCGGCTCCATTGGACTTGTTCTCAAGCAAATTAAACACTGTTTTTCCATCATAGCATGTTCCTATAAAATAGCCGTTTATTTTCGTACATTCTGCGATGTTACGAAGAAAGTTATGAAACGTAGTTTTATTTTCGAAGAAATAATGCATGGCAAATTGACATGAACTTATATTGAATCCCGTTTCTGCTACTCCATATTGATTATATACCCCCTTACCTAATAATGAAATATCTTTCGGACCATTTCCAAATACTGCTTTTATTATTTGTTTGTCTTTATCCGTATCTACTGCTTCACCATTTCTAATATTATGACTGCTGTTACCTGTAACAAATAATGCCTTATGCATATTTGTATTTCTTTTATTTGCGCGTATAAATCGAGCACATGCTCCATCCATTCGATTATGAATATTATCAGAAGATACGTCTACGCCAAATACAAATCGTAGTTTGGCGCGTATCCATTTTGACATATCACCGGCTTTTCCTACGGCATAATCTATTAATGTATCATTACGTTCAGAAACGCCTACAATTAACTTCTGTTTTACGAATAAATTATGGAAGTCACGGAGTCCTTGAGTAGTAGTCTCATCACTTGAACGATTATAATACACATCATCGTTAGATTCATATTGAGGTAAATTCTCACCCGTTGAAA